AAGCCGTCGATCACGAAGAAGTCGCACTCGTAGTTGTTGGTGTCGGGCGCCAGCGACGGGTTCCCGAGGCAGATGCCGATGTGGCAGTTGACCACCGACACGTCTTGGAACCGGCAGAGCGACGAGGGCGGCGCGTTGTTCGAGGTGTACTGGATGCCGGTGGCGCCCGTGAAATTGCAGTCCACGCAGATGCCGACCAGCGCCGCCCCGTAGGCGCCGTTCACGCAGATCACCGGATCGCCCGAGGGGAAGCTGGCGCTCCTGTCGATCAGCGGCTGCAGTTGGCTCAAGAACGTGATGGCCTGCGCCACGAACGCCAGGTAGCCGCTGAAGTTACCGGCCCGTAGCGCAACGGCTGCGTTCTGTTCGGCCGCCAGCAGCGCGTCCTTGATCGCCTGTCCAGTGCGCGTGAGGCTGAGCGTCGCCTGGATGACGCAAAGCTGGTTCCAGGCGGAGGGGTCGCTGCCGAAGGTCTGGCTGACCCCAGGCACCGTCGCGATGATGCTCTGCGCCTGGCCAAGAAAGATAGTGGCGTTGGTCGGATAGATGCCCGGCAGCAGCCAGATCGAGCCAGGCGCGGTCCCCAGCGCGGCGACCGCCTCCTGCAGCGTGAGCCAGGGCCGCGTCGGCCCCACGATGAAGACGCGCGGCATCAGGAGGGCTTGGTTCAGCCCCGCAAGCTGTGCAGCCGTCGCGCGCCTATCGACGCCAGCCTGGTTGATCCAGAGCTGCTCGGGGCCGGCGACGCCGGTCGCGGGCGGCAGGTTGGGGATGGTCTGGACGGGGCCCTGTCCCATTATTGCGACGTGCTCGTCGGCGGGGTTTGCGACGCCGTGAGGCCGGTCTGCGGCAGCGCCGGGTAGGAGCGCGGCAGGCCCACCTGGGCGGTAACGACGATGGTGCCGGGCTGCAGCAGCGGGCCCGCCGGGATCGGCGAGTAGCAGCCGTAGGTGAAGACCGTCGCGGTGATCGGGATGACGCTGAACATGCCATCGGCCAGCGGGCTGGCGGACCCGCGCACGGCGACCTGGCCGTTGAGCGCGAGGCCGTGCGGGCCGCTGCAGGCGACCGTCACCAGCGGCGTGCCGTTGGCGAGCATCGAGGTCACCGGCAGCGGCACGTCGTACTCGGTGGGGACGCCGTTGGTCATCGCCAGCGGCATTACCGCCTCAAGGGCGTAGCCGGGCGGGCGCCCGGTCGGCGTCGGGCTCATCAGCACGCCGTCCGTGGTCTGCATGGCGGTGGTGGGCGGCAGCGGCAGGCCGGTGTGCGGATCGACCGCGGGCGGCGCCGCGAGGCCCATGACGGTGGTCTCGGCGGCGGTGAAGTCCTCGGGCAGCGCCAGCTGGATCGGGACCGGGTCGGCCGGCGGCACGAAGACCCGGTTCTGCTCCTGGGGCTTGTCGTAGCAGCGCTCGCACACGAACAGCCAGGTCGGCAGCAGCGCCACGCCGCGCCACTCCATCTGGTTCTGCAGGCGGTTGCGGTTGTACCAGATCCCACAGCGCTGGCAGACGCCGAACGCCTCGGGGTGGCTGCTGGAGACGCGGGCGCGCCCGGATCGCGAGGCCCATGCCATGTCAGGGCCTGAAGTAGCTCGCCGTCATCGGCGAGACGTAGAACGCGGCGCGCTCGGTGTTCTGGTTGGCGGCGATCTCGAAGGCCTCGTCGGCCAACGTCTTCAGGCCGGCGGCGGCGGCTGGGTTCCACACCATCGCCAGCCGCTGGGCGAGACCGAGGGCGTAGGCCTCGAGGAAGTAGTAGGGCAGCTCGGGCGCGAGGCCGCCCTGCAGCTTGGCGTCCTGCAACTGCCGCACCCGGTAGTAGCTGACGCTGCCCTGGCTGCCGTCCGGGTTCATGTAGAAGCTGATGTTCGGCGCCAGCAGCTTGTTGAACCAGTAGACGGTGATCGCCCCCGGCATCAGCGGGTTCGGGTAGCTGGCGTACTCGCTCCTCGAGATCGGCAGGATGATGCGGTTGCGCTGGCCGGCGCCGGTCCCGGTGATGGTGTAGGCGTCGAGGATGGCGATGGTGTTCGACGGCACCGAGTAGGTGGCGTTGCCGGGGACCAGCGGGATGGTCTGCAGATCGACCGCCCAGAGGTTCACGTCCTGGCCCGACCACCTGGCGTTCAGGAGGTTGGCGGCCATCCGGGCCGACTCCATGTGCGCCTGGGTGATCGCGTTCGGGCGCACACTCGCCAGGTTGAAGGCGTAGAGGGTCAGCTCGCCGAGGTCGGGGCTGAACTGGTAGGTCGTGCTGGTGTTGGCGCCGCCCACGGGGGGACCTCCCTATGGGCTGCCGGCCTGCACGAAGGTCAGCCGCACCGCGCCCGCGCCCGCCGTCAGCAGCACGCGCGCCATCAGCGGCACGAAGGCCCACGAGCCCTCGACGTTGGTGGTGGCGCCGACGAACGTGGCGTCGGGATCGTTCGACCACGTCATCTGGCCTGGAGGCGGCCCCCCTGGCGCGTTCGGGTCGTCGTTGCTGACCTGCACGCTGAAGGTCGCCGCGCCGGTCAGCGTGGCCTGCTTGGTGATGCTGGCCGGCGTCGCGTAGGGATCGAACATCACCAGCGCCGAGCTTGCCGTCGCCGCCGTGCTGAGCAGCGCCGTCCCCACCATCGGCAGGGCGACGGCCCACTGGGTGACGGTGAGGAAGCTCTGCTGGGTGGTGAGGTTGCCGCCGTTGGTCGCCAGCGTCTCGCTGATCGGGTTGCCCGCCGCGTCGGTCCCCCAGATCGTGAAGCTGTTGCCCGCCGCCTCGGTGTTGGTGATCACCAACTGGCGCGGCGCGTCGAGGGTCATCACCCTGTTGGCGCGCGTGTTCACGGCGGTGTACGGCCCAACGACTGCCGGGTAGATGATCCAAGTGCCGGGCGTGGGGCCTGGGCCCAGCACGGTGGTGTTCGGCTGCAAGCCGACGCCTGCGGCGCCACCCCCGCTCAGCCGCGCGCCGGCCTGGAATGCCCCGGTGTTGGTCGAGACGACGGTCAGGACGTTGCCGACGATCGTGCAATTGCCGGCGTAGGACGCAGTGCCCGCGCCGCCGGTTGGAGCGCTGCCGCCGAGGGGCAACTGCCCCCCGGTCACCGACGTGGACCCCGCACCCCCAGAGAGGTTGCTGGTCGCGGCGAGCGGCCCGACGCTGACGGTGATCGGCCGCATCAGGGGCTCCTAGTCGTCGCCCGCCATCGTGTGGCGGCCCTTCGGCTCGGTGCCGTGACGGGCCGAGGAGAACGGACGCCGGTCGGCCCCGACCTCGCCGCCGTTCTTGCGCGGCGCCCGCCCGCCCGTCGCCCGCCCATGCTCGCCCTGGATCGGGCCGACGTGCTTGGCGTGCTTGAGTTCTTCCGCATCCTCGTGGTGCGTGGCGATCTTCTCGCGGCCCGCCTCGTCGTGCTTCTCGGCCTTGCCGCCGCGCCGTCTGGCGATCGTCTTCATGGGTGACCTTTCATTCTTTTCTTGGTCAGTTGCCCTGGCTCTTCGGTGGGTTAGCTGGTCGGCGCGTTGAGCCCCTGGATGTACTCGATGAGCACCAGCATCACGCCGGTCCCGGTGTTGGACGAGGTGAAGACGAACTGCTCATCGATGTTCCCGCAGTTGATCCAGTTGCCCAGCTGCGGCGCGGCGGCGGCGCTGATCACCTCGGTCTGCGGCGCGGTCAGGGCGCCGGCCGGGGTGAAGGCGATCGGGTTGACGGTGTTGCCGACCCCGAATGTGCTCGCCGCCCCGGTGAAGGCGGCCAGCACGATCGAGGTGATCGAGAGGATCAGCGACTGGGCCGGGATGATCAGGTCGGGGCTGACGAAGACGCCCGGCGCCTGGCCCGGCGAGGCCGCCTGGGTGACGCGGCCCGCCTGGATCATCTTGGAGTAGCCGACGTTCGCCAGCGCGCCCGCCGTCGAGCCCAGGCCCGCCAGGGTCGATGAGCCGTCCCAGTCCTTGATGTTGCCGGCGGTGAGCGGGCCGGTGAACTGGGTCGCCGGGAAAACCGGGTTGAAGTTGGTCTGCTGCAGCTGCCCGCCTTGGACGTTCATAGAAAGAACTCCTTAAGAGGTCGGGAAGCTTGCCCAGCCAGAGCGCGGGTTGTAGTAAGCAAACGAATAGCGTTCGTAAGCTTTGACCAGCAGGTTGTCTGTAATGAAGTCGACCTGCATGTCGGTTTCGAAAGCAATACGGGTCATATAGCTCAACCCGTCGATGTTCGTGAGCAGGAACCACGCGAACGGTGAGGTCAGGAAGTCCATCACCATGTAGCCTTCTTGCAGGCCACCGGCGGTGGAGTGGATCGCGTTCACGTCGTTGTCTGCGGTCCCCGGCCGCAGCTCGGTCTTGGTCAGCCGGATCATCACCGGCTCTAGTTGAGGCGGCCCCACCAGCTTCCGCGCCCGGCTGAACATCCGCAGCCCAGCCTGGTCCCTGAACTGGGTGCGGACCTGGATCATCCCGTTCAGCAGGGACGCTTCGTTCAGATCGACTGGGGTCGAGGCGACGTTCGAGTAGACGCCACCGTCGATCGGGTGGTTCGGCGCGAACAAGGCCACGCCGTCGCCGCCGATGCTGGGGTCGTAGACGTTGCCGGTGTTGAAGACGTTGGCGCCGTAGAGTTCCTTGGTTTGCTGGTAGCTCTCGACCAAGCCAAGGTTCGACGGGTGGAACTGCGACTTGTAGAGGTTGTCGTCGATGGACTTGCGCGTCATCGCGTAGCCCAGGCCGATCTCGCGGTGTTCTTGGTTGAAGACGAAGCGCTCGCCAGCCGCGTTGTCGAACTGGGTCTGGCCGCCTTCAGTCTTCAGCTGGGCGAGGCCCAGGTAGCGCATCTCGACGGTGCGCTCGAGCGCCATCTTCGAG